GGAAGTAATTCTAAAAGAAATGTATCGAGCGCAGTTCCAAATTTATCAAGGCGCGTTTCCGTCCCCGCAATGGGGAGATTGTTCTAAAGATAATATGTGCATGCATCCATTAGCAATGCTTGGGTTTCCGTCCCCGCAATGGGGATACAGCAGGAAAATATATTTAGTTTGATTATAGGCACTGAAATGCCTATAAGTCAATGAATACTTTCAGCAAAAAAGATATACGTTGTAAAAGGATTGTAATTAAGATAGAGAAAATGAAAAACAGCCAAGAGTATTAAATGCTCTTAGCTGCTTAACCAATATAGTTTTGGGTTTTCAAGTCAAAGCTATATTGCCTTAGGGGTTTGCCTACCTCTTGGATTCGGTTTCAGTCCCCAATTGGGGTAGTAAATCTAAAGATATGAGACTAGCCTATGTTCAGTTATAGAACTTAAAAGGCACAGGCAATCATCAAAAATTGGCTCATGAGAACCACTTCCTTTCTATTAAAAGGGTTTTTGAGATTAATTTGATTATAGAAGATATGGTCTTGAAAGTCAATGAATACATTCAGCATGAAGAGGTAGGAAAACCATGAAATTATATGAAACTATTAAGGAACTATGTAAGGAAAGAGGAATTAGTATAGCTAAGCTAGAACGAGAGGTGAAGTTATCGGTAGGTAGCATATCACACTGGAGAACCTCAGACCCAAAAGTTAGTAGCGTGAAAGCTGTAGCAGAGTACTTTCAATGTTCAATAGATGATTTGATGAAAGGAGAATACCATGGATGACTTAATGACCAGGTTAAAAGCCTTAGACAATGTAATGGATCGTGTAGAGTTATTGCCAGATATTGCGCCACTAGATGTAGCAGCGGTTGCCTTAGGGTATACGAAAGCGAGATTGATGGCTGGAGGCAAATCAGGGGACTTACCGTATGTAGAGGTGATTCATAACCGTGAAACGAACACACATACATACTCAGTCATCAAGCCACGGTTATTAGCATATTTACGTGGAGATGATATTGGTCGTGAACGTACAATCGTCCTAGTTACACCAGATGGAATTATGCCATCACAATCGTATCTAAAACGGTTACTTGGCAATGATTAAAAAAAGAAAAAAGGCTACATGCACCATATGCGATGAAAGGGATAAACAAACCAGAGCATATGTGCATTGTAGCCAGGTAGATAACATTATATGTATGGAACATTGTGAAAGATGTCAGTATCTAAAAAGATCCATGGGGCAATGGAGGTGTACCTATGAGAAATCATGAGATATATGCTGATGAAGTTACTGATACAAAAACATTTATAAGTGCTGAAAGAGTAACTATAACAAAGTTAACTTATATAGAAAACAATAATCCCCTCTTCCCCAATAGAACTATCGTTGAGTATTGGGAAGAAGGGAAAATGGTTTACAAGGTTGATCCGTTAGATGACTTACGAGATATCATTTCTTTAGCAGAAAGTATGGAAAGCTCCATTAGCAATAAATGAGTAAGTGCCTCTATAAAAGTTTTTAGGTCTGAAATATCTTTATCAGGCCACTTTATAGAAGTATGAACATGATCATTACCTAGCCAATTAGAAGCAGTAGCAAGGGATCTAAGATTTTCATTTGGTATTAATTTAATGTTTTGAGATAACGTAGAGTTGTTAATTTTTTCAATATCATTTGGATTGATAATCGATAGGTAATCTTGTAGAAGATATTCCAATGCTTTACGTAATCCCATACCGACTAAATGATGAAGTCCATAATGCTCAGCCATTAGAGACTGCTTATACACATCTAAAAATCTCTCTGATATATCTGTTAAGCTACTTTCATTAGAAATAGATATTTTAAAAGGTGGTGTATAAGGTCTAGCTCCAAATTCTGGTAAATCAACACCATAGATAAAATTAGAGTGTTGTATGTACTCAGTGATGAAATATTTAGAACAGTTTGGGCATTGATGTACAACAATAAACGAGTAGGTATTTTTAATATACTCTACATCAGAAATAAACAAATTTTGAGGTTGAATACCATAGTTACAGCAGGGACAAATCTTGGGGTCAGGTGCTATTACTTTTTTGGGAATAGAATCAGGAAATTTAACAATAATTTTAGACATATAATCACACTCCTTTTAATTTAGTATATCACAGAAAGGAACATAAACATGGAATTTATAAAACTCGTATTGAAATGGTTTGCTAGTGAATTATGTTATGTAGCTGATATAAGAAGTAACACACTAGTAAAAATCACTTTATTAATTGCAGGCATGGGACCAGTGGTATGTTGGATTACGGATCCAACGAACAAACAGTATGTATACATGACGTTATTAATGTGGATTGTAATTAGTGTAGCAGCAACGTATATGCATATCACAGAATACCATGAAGAACAGGAAGCCCTGTTATTGCAGGAGATTCAGGTAGTTCAAATTAAGATTGAAGAAGTTAAGGAAAGGCAAAAAAATATAAAACGATACCCAGAGATAAATCCATATTATGAAGAAATTAAAAAAGAGGTAGAAAGTCATGAAAAGAAAGAAATGCACTAAATGCGCTACCGATATCACCAATACGGGAGTGCTATATATTCGTGAAGATGGGAAAGTTATAAAAGTATGTAAAGATTGTCATAAGAAACATCTTAAGGAGAGAGCACATGCAAGATTTAATGCAAGAATTGCAGCAATTAAGAAGTGAATTAAATAGAGCATTAGCACTATTAAAAGAACGAGGTATCAAGCTAGCAGAAACGGAACGTGCCTATAAGTTGGCGAAAGCGAGAAAAATCGAAGAGGAACGAGATAAAAAGACAGCCGTTTCTTTGATTCGTGAATTAGTCATTGGGGATGTGTCTGTCAGTCAGTTACGCATGGAACGAGATAAAGCACGAGTTTTATATCGCACTGTTGATGAGGCCATTAACATTAAGAAGTTGGAGTTACGCATCGTAGAATCACAGATAGGACGGGAATGGCATGCTTAAACGAACACCATTACAGAGGAAAACACCATTACGAGCAAAGACTGGTTTATCCAGGGGAACATCACAATTAAAGAGAACTCCTTTAAAGGCGCGAAGTAAAAAGCGGAATCAATATGAGTATGAATTAAATAAGATGAGAGATTTAGTAAAGGCAAGAGATCATCATAGCTGCATTATCTGTGGAGCTCCAGCACAAGAGATTCATCATATAGAGCCTCGCTCAAATGGTGGGATGAATGATCTAGATAATTTATGTTGCGTATGTTGGTATTGCCATCATGCAGTAGTGCATGGTCCAGAGTCCAAAGCCATCAAGAAAGTATTAAAGAAAAAGGTAGCAGAACGCAGCGCATAAAAAAAGACCACTTAGCGGGAACTAAGTGGTCTCATATATCCATATGTAGATACAACCTTGTTTATAGTATACCACATATGGTAGGAGAAATACAGAGAAATAGTATATTTTCGGAGAAAAAAGATATAGATATTAGAAATAAAATAAAAGGCTGCAAGGCCTTGTATTGACTAGATATGTATATTATTTTTTCGACCATATGAGGTACGAATGAGATATCGAAAAAAAGTATATGGAAAAACGATGTGTGAAGTGACAGACTACCATACAGGAAGAACGTATAAAAAACAAAGTGCACGACAAAAGAAAGAAAAGATTACACCACTGCAAATGGCATTGCAAAATCAAAAGAATGCAGAATCACAATTACGTATGTTAATAGACATTAATTTTCATGAAGAAGATTTTTATATTACTCTCACCTATGAAAAAGAGCCCACTTTGGAGCAAGCAAAAAAAGATATTACATTGTTCATCAAAAAGCTGCGTAGAAGGTACGCAAAACTAGGACAACCATTGAAGTATATCTACACTTGCGAAGGAGAACGTAGAATACACTTTCATATACTAGTGAATCGAATACAAGAGATGACGGTAAAAGAGTTAAAGGGGTTATGGCCTCACGGATATTCTAAAAAGGAAGCCTATCAAGGTGAGTGGCGTGATGCCGTACGGATTGCAAGCTATTTTGTTAAGGAAAATGATCGTAAGTTAGAGGCGACTGGATTTAAACGTAAATGGGTATCAAGCCAAAACCTAGAGAAACCGAAAGTGAAAAAAGAGCGATTGCATTCGAATACTTGGGCGGAAGCCATTACTCCACCGAAAGGATACTATGTTGAAACAGATAGTATTGTAGAGGGAGTAAGTTTAGCTGGATATCCCTATCGATTTTATCGTCTCATAAAGATTGAGGAACCGAAGAGCAATCAAAGGTGGTGGAAAACAAAAGAGTTGAATACACCTAGAAATAGAGTTCATGTAAAACGGTGTAGTACATAAAGGAGGTTATTATGGAAAACAATCAAATCGTACTCGTAGGCTATGCAGTAAAAGATGCAGAACTACGGTACACGAAAACAGGTAAGGCAGTGAGTTTATTTTCTATGGCTACGAATAAACGTATTTCAGATGATAAGGAGATAAGTGCTTTTCATAATGTAGTGGCATGGACCTATGCAGAAGAAGTAGGGACCATACAAAAAGGACAACCTGTGATAGTGGTAGGCAGTGTACAAACGAGATCCTATGAAAAAAATGGAGAGAAACGATATATCACAGAGGTAATAGCTGATCGAGTAGGAATACAATTGGTAAAAGCAAAAGATGTAGGTAGCCACTATGATGGATTTATCAAAGATAATGAAGATATGCCTTTTTAGAAAGGAGCTAGAATGGGAAGACCCAAGGAGTATAGAAAAGCAAGAACATGTAAGTATGCCAATATCGTTACTAAAACTGGTGGGGTATTTACTACTAGGGAGTGTCCAGAACGAAACATCAATTTATATATTGAGGGAAAGGGGTACATAGTAAATGGCAATCGATGTACAAAGTGCAGAGCCTATAAAGCAAAATCCTAAGATTAATCCTAATGCAGGTAAGCTTAGATATTTTAATGCTAAAAACAAACAGAACTTTACTACAGTAGCATTTGTGAGTAAAGCCATGAGAGATATGATAGAGCCACTGCATTTAGAAAAAGAAAACAAGAAAATGGCTAATATGTGTGCCACCCTAGCGCATAAGTTGATGATCAATTTAGTTGATGGATTAGATGAAGATGCTAAACGAGAAATCGTAAGGGCTATAGGACGGTATGATATAGAGATCGTTCAAAAAGGTACTATTGATGATGCGGAAATCCGAGAGCAAGAGGGCTACCTAAGTACCCTGGCAGAACATGCCTTACAAGGTAGTTGCCTATCCTGTACAAAGGAAGGGAACGATATAGAGAATTGTGAGCTACGGCTAGCTATGATCTATGTGGAGGTACCTGTATTTGATGAGACATGTCCTAGTGGGCGTTGTCCTTATAAAGTAGAGTGCTAATAGGAGGGAATGGCTATGGATACAAGCTAAAGTTACCATGTTACTTTTAATTTTTTATTGTTATGGACAAGGAGATTAGTCATGGAATTAGAAAATACAGTGCAACCAGGTGTAGAAGAACACAAAGTGGAAGAAAACCATACAGAAGAGACACATACAGAAGAAACTAAAGTGGAGGAAGCGGGCAATGTACAACCACCGACAGGAGAACCTCCAACAGTAGAACCACCAAAAGCAGAAGAAACTACAACGGTAGAAGCACATACTGTGGAAGCGGATACTCCGTCACAACCTGTGCTAAACACAGAAAATAAAGAAACAGCACCTACAGCTCATGGGATGTTTATGAAGGTAAAGCGTGTACATAAGGATGCTATGTTACCTACCTATGGAACGGAAGGAAGTGGCGCATTAGATTTTTATGCAGCAGAAGATGTCACTGTGTGGGAAGAGCGCACGTATCAAATTGGCTTAGGTGTTGCATTAGAAGTACCAGAAGGGCACGTATTGCAATTGGTACCACGCAGTTCTATGGGAATGAACACGCCATTACGTATGCCTAATTCGATTGGAGTGATTGATTCAGATTATCGTGGAGAAGTGGTGGCTATTTATGTCAATGATGAAAGCAAAGGCATGATTCCTTATCAAATTAATAAGGGCGATAGAATTGCACAAGGTTATTTAGTTCCAACACCAAAAATTAATCTTGTTGAAGTAGAAGAATTATCTGACACAGATCGAGGAGATAAAGGCTTTGGTTCCACTGGAAAATAAATGTAGATAACCACTAGCGTATAGGGGTATTAACAATATCTTGAAATAAACTAAGGTTATGAGGAGGTGATGCAATGCTCATTCGTAAAATAGGTGTAGTTGGTAGTACAAAAACATTTGATTATGTGAAAGAAAATGATGCGGGTGGAAAGTCTGTATACTCTATGACGGCGCGAGAAGATGGACGAGAGTCATTTTATAACGCTTGGAAAGCATTGGTAAGCATTGTAAATAGTCATATGAGATCAGAACGAGGAGACTATATATTTCTTGGTGTCATGTTGATTGTAAAACGTCTAGAAATCAAATATATGGAAGCGGTTGTTGGTGAAAAAATAACTCAAATACCAAGTGAAGTTAGATTTAGCGGAACTGCCATTACAAAAGATGGTAGCTTTAAATATATTACCGATTGGATAGAACTAGATGAAAAGGAGCTCACGCTAGTGAATAAAATGCTCGATGAAACAAAATTATATATTCAAGGCAGAAGGGCACAAGAGCAATTGTTTGAAGCTGAATAACCATTGAATAGTGAAAGGGATAATCTAGGATGATCAAACGATGTAAGCGATGTGAAAAACTCTTTGATGGTTCTGCGAGACAAATCTATTGTAACAACTGTGCAAAGACGAATCGTGCAGTGAAGGAACGTGTAAATAGAGTATCGGAACAAAGAGCAGTTGTCTATAAAAAGTTAAGTGAGGAACCTTGTGTAGATGTCTATCATGGACGTATGACAGAAGAAGAAAAACATTGCATGTTAGAAAAGCAAAAGAAGTTTCGTGAAGCACGACTAAAGAACAAAGCGCCTAGGAGAATCTATGAAACAAAAGCCTAATCATAAAAATGGATTGGCACCATGTCCATTTTGTCGGAATAAAGAGATTCGAACCATTGTTGGTATAGGTACTGGAGAGCGACATAATATGGTGGTCTGCGATGTCTGTGGGGCCACTGTATCCTTTGAAGGAAAGCCACAGTATTTAGCTACAGCAAAAGCTTGGAATAGTAGATAAGGGTAAGGTGGTGATTCAATGCATATAAAACTAAAAAAGCAAGTAGAGTGGTATTTGTATCACTACCAAGATATTAAACGTGCTATCTTACAGGCTAGGCTAGATCCAGTAAAAAAGAAAACAGGGGGCGGATTGATACAAGACCCTACGGGGCAAGAAGCGGTGTCCAATATAACGCCCCTACGAGAGGTGTATATTGTTGATGGTAAAGCGAGGATACATATTGACTATCCAGAACGATTAGTGGAAGCGGTTGAGTCTTGTGAATGTGAGTTGAATGTGGTACTAAGAGAACTATGTGAACGCAAGTATTATGGAAAACAACGGTCTATTAATTGTATGGTTGCAATGGGTTTAACAAGAGATGTATACTATGCAGCCATTAATGAACTATTGCAAATTATGTCGTTGTATATGGTAGAATACCGAGTGTTAAAAATATCAAAAAAGTAGGCGACAAAATCGAAAAAAAGTGTGATATATTTATAGTATGTGATGGGTATAACCTACATAAGGCGTTCATTACATAATAATAGATACACATAAAACCAAGACTTTTAGCACATAGTCTTTAAAGAATGTGCTTTTTTCGTGCCAAAATATTTCAAATCTTGGAGGTGAGGAATTATGTTAACTGAGCAACGGAAACGATTTGTCAAAGAATATATGGCATTAAAATGTAAAAATATGAGACAGGCAGCAATTAATGCAGGCTATAGTGAAAAGTCAGCTCAGCAACAAGCCTCTAACCTTATGAAGGATAATGAAGTGCTGGCATACTTACAAGCCTGTAAGGATGATATGGATAGAGAGTTACGGGAAGCCTTTGTATTCGAAGCAAAAGAAGCGTTTCGAGTGATGTGTAAAATCCTAAAGGATCCTAAGACAAAACCACGAGAAAGAATTACAGTGGCAAAAGACTTTTTAGACAGAGCTGGGTATAAACCTGTGGATAAAACAGAGCTAACAGGAAAAGATGGAAGTGCTATACAATTAGCCATTGGATGGGAGAGTCAAGGTGAAGAGGATTAACATAACGATTCCGTATACACCGAGGTCCTTGTGGAGAGATTTCATACATCCAGCTATAGAAGCACATCGTTTTAATGTGATTGTCGCACATCGTAGGTTTGGAAAAACGGTAGCTACTATTAACCATGTAATAAAAATGGCGATACAAAATCATTTGCCGTCACCACAATACGCGTATGTAGCACCACTACGAACGCAAGCTAAGTTAATTGCTTGGTCGTATTTGAAGTTCTATACCAGTGTCATACCAGGTATACGGGTGAATGAAAGTGAATTATATGTAGAGCTGCCAACCAAACATAGGAGTCGTGCAGGACCGAGAATTTACATCCGAGGAGCAGATAATCCAGATAGTTTACGTGGGTTGTATTTGGATGGTGTGGTACTAGATGAATACGCTCAAATGAAACCTGAAGTGTTCGATGAAATTATTCGTCCAGCCTTATCTGATAGAACAGGGTGGGCTATATTTATAGGAACACCAAAAGGGCAAAATCGGTTCTATGAACTATTTTTAAAAGCACAGAAATTACAAGAAGATTCTAATTCGGGTTGGTATACATGTATGTATACAGTTGATGATAGCCAGATCATACCGAAAGAAGAGTTAGAGGCAATGATGGTCGAGATGACAGAAAATGCTATTCGACAGGAGCTATATTGTGATTTTACAGCCAGTGCAGAAAATGTATTGGTGAGTATTGATGATATTAACATGGCCATGAAGCGGACGGTAGCACCACGAGATATACAATATAGTCCGCTTGTGTTAGGGGTAGATATTGCACGTTTTGGTGACGATGCAACCACAATCGCAATACGCAAGGGATTAGTTTCCTATAAGCCACTGCGGTACAAGGGACTAGATAACATGCAAATTGCTAATATTGTGGCTGGGCTTATCCAAGAGCATAAGCCTAGGGCAGTCTTTATAGATGCTGGTCGAGGTGAAGGAGTAATAGACCGTCTACGGCAGATGGGTTACCGTCACATTATCGAAGTACCATTTGGAAGCCAAGCATCGAAACCGGAACGGTTTGTGAATAAACGTGCTGAAATGTGGTACGAAATGGCTCAGTGGATAAAGCAAGGAGGAAGTTTGCCAGATGATGGCTCACTGCGAGCTGATCTAGCAACACCAACCTATAGCTTTGATACTAGGGGACGAATTGTACTAGAGAGTAAGGACAAAATTAAGGAACGGTTAGGACATTCACCAGATAAAGGTGATGCCTTAGCTCTCACATTTGCGTATACAGTGCCACAAGAGGACATGTATGCGCAAGCGGTACCACCAATGGCCAATACAAAATATAATCCATTTGGTTAAGAATAAGGAAAGGAGTGGATAGTATGTGTGGTGGATTTGTAGGAAAATTATTAGGGGTTAGTAAGCCAGAGGTGCCGGAGATTAAACCTCCAGCACCATCACCTACAGTAGAAAATAATGAGGTAGATGATGATACGATGGCAAAAGAAAATCAACGTAAAAAACGGGGGTTTTCTTCAACTCGTACAACGGATACATTATTGTCTAATGCAGGACGTAATAAGTTAGGATAAGGTGATTCTATGAGCTTATTGGCTAGATCCCCTACTGGAGCTAAATTTAAAGACCTAGGCAATACAAAAGAAGTGAGTCAAAAGGTAGAGCGCCTATTTGATGCACAGCAGTCACATGTAAAAGTATGGCGTGAGATTAAGAAATATCAGTTACCTTTCATAGGTAAACTGAATGACACAAATGGAAAAGCCATTGATTATGATACCAGTCATCTGTTAGATAGTTATGCCTCACATTGCAATGATATTTTTGCTAGTGGAGTTATGAGTGGATTAACACCGCCAAGCAGACAATGGTTCAAACTTACGTTGGCCAATAGTGGATTACAGGCAAACCATGAAATGTCAGCCGTCTTAGATCAACGGCATGAGATAATGCAAGCTATTTTTGGAAAGAGTAATTTCTATATAGGTTGTTACCAAGCGTATCAAGAATTAGCCTATGGACAAGCTGCTATGGGTATATTTAGAGATACACGAACAGGGATCCGTGTGGAACAGTTTACCATTGGCACCTATGCCATGAGTGTAGGCGGTAATGGTATTGTAGATACATTTACTGTAAAGCGGGCTATGACCTTAATGCAGATTGCAGAACAGTTTGGTGTGGAATCTATGCCACCTGGAATACAAGACTTACTTCGTAATCACACATATAGCGCAGATACATACACTGTATATTGGTTAGTAGAACCTAATCGGGACTATGTTAACGGTAAAATCGGTAAACGGCATATGAAATATCGGAGCTATTATTGGCTAGAAGGAGAAGAAACCTTTTTAGAAGTAGGTGGATTCAATACCTTTCCTGTATGTGTAGCAAGGTATCAAGTAGTAGGAAATGAAACCTATGCAGTTGGTGCTGGGTGGTATGCCAATGATGATGTAAAGATGTTACAAACCTTGATGAGTGATAGATTGCGAGCGGTAGAGTTAATGGTAAAACCGCCAATGCAAGTATCCTCTTCACTGGCGTATAATGTAAACCTGATTCCAGGGGGAATTACAACCACAGATAACCCTAATGATGTGGTAAAACCATTGTTCGATGTGAACATGCAATTGGGGCCATTAGGTGAAGTTGTCATGGAAACACGTGAGAATATTAAGCGCTGTTATAATGCAGACCTATTCTTGATGTTAGAACAGCTAGATAGTGGTCAAATGACGGCACGAGAGGTCATGGAGCGTACACAGGAAAAGTTACAACAACTAGGACCTGTAGTGGAACGATTGCAATACGAGTTTTTAAATAATGTCATTGAACGAACGTATGCTATTCTATCGGATGCAAAAATATTCCCACCAATACCAGAAGAACTCAGGGAAATGTTATCAGACAAGGAAATTAAAGTAGACTTTACTTCGCCATTAGCGCAAGCACAAAAATTGGCAGGTTTAACCACTATCGAACAAGCATTTGGTTTTGCCATGAACATGATGCAAGTATATCCAGAGGTAAAAGCAAAAATTAACCCGATTGGACTTGTCAATGAATACTTCAAGTATTTAGGTGCACCTGCTGCGATGTCTTTTAGTGATGAAGAAACACAAGCTAAGATAGAGGCAGAACAGCAAGCGATGATGGCACAACAAGAACAAATGCAACAGCAACAGATGTTAGAACAAGCCCCTAATCTAGCGAAAGCGACAAAGGATATGGCAGAAGCAGCGAATACGAATCAATCAGCAGTAGGAAATTGGCTAGGCATGCCAGGGTTAGGTGGTGAAGAATGATAGAGTATGGTGTAAAGAAGAAAGACGAACTCATTCGAGAGATTCGGCAGATGGAAATTCAGAATCGGGATCGCAAGGGGCTAGAAACTGTATTGGGTACCGAAGACGGGCGTTGGTTTCTCATGCGTTTACTAGATACATGCTGTATCATGCAGACTACTTTTACAGGCAATTCTCAATCATTCTTTAATGAAGGTAGACGGTCTGTAGGCATAGATATAGTAAAGAATATTGCCACATTACTTGGTGTGAAAGGTATAGAGCAAAAGCAATTAGCAGAACTGGAATACATTCAACATCAAGAACGTATTAATGAATTGATTACAAGAAAGGTGGGAGAGTCACATGGAAAATGAAGTAGGAAACACAGTGACACCAGAACCAAATACTGGGGTAGAAGGTACTCATGATAACACAAATAGTACAACGGATACCTCAACACAATCCACAGGTACATCAAATCCTGTAGAACCTCAAGGAGGTGTGCCTGAAACATATGATTTCACAAGTTTATTAAGCGATGGTGAAAGTATTGATGAACAGAGTGCGGAAGCCTTTAGTGAAGTCCTGCGTAATAGTGGTGTATCCCAAGAAGGGGCAGAGCAAATTGCTAAGTTTGGCATGGGCTATCTACAAACTATGGGAGATGCCTTACTGAATCATATCGATGGATTACAAGCGGCACAAGCAGAAACTTGGAAAGAAGAAACTGTAAAAGAATTAGGGTCCAATTTTGATACCACCATTGCTAAAGCAGGGGCGGGAATTGAGTATCTAGAAAAGGATATTCCCAATCTGCGAGAGGTGCTTATGATGAATGGCATTGGGAATAATGTGGCACTTGTGAAAGCATTTGCTACGATTGGTGATCTAGTAGCAGAAGATACAGGTCGTTTAAGTGGAGAAGGAAGCGGCTCTGGAGTTAATTTTTATGATAATACAAACTTTGATGTATATCGAATGAAGTAAAGGAGTGATGAAATATGCCAACATTTGGTACAGAAGCATTAACGTTAATGGATTTACATAAACGGTATAAAGGTTCTAAAGATGGAATTGATAGTATTATTGAGGTGTTAAACCAAGCTAATCCCATCATGCAAGATTTACGTTTCAAAGAGGGGAATTTGCCTACAGGTAACTTGACAACACAACGCACGGCATTACCAAATCCTCATGTACGTGCGATTAACCGTGGTGTACCGAACACCAAGTCTAGCACTAAACAAGTAACAGATACAGCTGCAATGCTTGAAGACCGTTCTAGTGTAGATGTGAAGTTACTCATGTTATCTAATGACCCAATGCGTTTTCGACAAACAGAAGATGCCGCACACATTGAAGGCTTTGGTCAAACTGTGGCAAGTATGTTGTTCTATGGTGATACAGATGTTAATGTAGGCGAGTTTAATGGCTTAGCTAAACGATATAATGTGTTATCTACAGATAAGACACACTATGGATACCAAAATGTTAATATGGGGGGTACTGTAGCTGGTAAGTGTGGCTCCATTTGGATTGTATGTCATGGTGATGATGGTGTCATGGGGATTTATCCTAGAGGATCTAAAGCAGGATTAACTAAAAAAGATTTAGGTGAAACTGATGCGGTTGATTTTGAAGGAAATAAATTCCGAGTAGTAGAAACGTTATTTACTTGGGATGTGGGGCTTACGGTGGCAGACCCACGCCGTGTAGCGGCTATCCGTAATATTGATGTTAGCCAATTGGCTAGTGCTACAGCATCTCAACGTCAAAAATTTATTGAATCCTTTATTTATGCGAAGGGTCGTATTCGTAATTTAGATAGTGGACGTATTAAACCAGTGGCATATGTACCACAGGAGATTAAAACAGCATTAGAAATAGCATTAACGGATAAAAATAATATTCATGTAACACGCCAAGAGGTTATGGGTGAAATGCCAAAACTTTATGTAGCGGGTATTGAAGTAAAAGCTTGTGATGTACTTCGTACTGATGAAGACCCAATCGCCAATGTATAGGTCAAGGAGGTATTACAATGATTACAGATTTTGAAAACACATTTTTCCCTGGTGAAGAAAACTATAACTCAACGGGAACTACCATTTATTCTGATGTAGTAGATACTGTGAAAGCAGGTGATGCCTACAATCAGTTATATTTGGCAATGAATAATTTAAAGGGTACCTCTGGGCAATTGACGGTTGAATTACAAACGAGTGATTCTGCATCATCTACGTTGTTAAAGAAACGTGTGGCAGGTCAACAACCGCCGAATGTAACGATTACGAGCCCAACGGTATTAGGAACGTACAAATTAGATGCTAAAAAGGGATCTAAATTAACGGTCTTATTGCCATACGGATTGAAGCGGTATGTACAATTAAAGGTAACAGCTAGTGCAAGTATCAATTCCAATGTATTATTTGCTGCCTTAACACCAGATATTGATTTACGATAAGATGAACTATAGGGCTACCTTCGGGTAGTCCTTTTCATATATAGAAAGAGGTACAATATGACGGAAACAGACCTCTGTAATATGGCTCTTTCACATATAGGAGAGGGCCTCATTACGAGTTTAGATGACGACAATGAAACAGCACGTATCTGCAATCAATACTATCATCATGCTAGAAGATTAGTATTATCCCAATATATGTGGGGATTTGCAAGACGTGTGGAGCCATTAGCAAACATACAGGTAGAAACTTATACAGGGGGATATAGACACACATATTTATATCCAGAGCACGCTTTACGAATTTATCGAATTATACAAGATACTGAAATACGGAATGGACTGTATACGAGTTACAGCGTGAAAGATATACCTAACTATGAAGTGTTTAACCTAGATAGCAGTACAAAGGCGATTGGAACTAATATGACAAAAGCCTATGTAGATTATATATTTGATGTAAATGATCCCGATATATTTCCACCTATCTTTGTTGAAGCGCTTACACGATTCTTGGCAGCAAGTTTAGCACAATCTCTTGTTGGTAATATGGAAATGTATAGATCGCAGTTCCAAATTTATCAAGGAGCCTTGCTAGAAGCTAAGAACATAGTTGCCTCTGAACGTCAATTTGATTTAGAACTGCCAGTAGGATATATCGAGTCAAGGAGAGCAATATGAGTACAGGCAATATGTATGTAGTACAGCACTCTTTTACAACAGGAGAAATATCACCAGAGATAGAAAATCGAAGTGATTTAGATAAATATAGAAGTGCTGTACTGATGGCAAAAAACTGCATCATACGTCCTTACGGGAGCATTTGCAAGCGGAATGGAACAAGGTTTATTGGAGAAACCAAGTATCCGAATCGCAAAGTAAGACTCATACGTTTTGTATATCCTGAACCTATCTTTTTAGAAGTAGGGCACTTGTACATTCGTATATGGAAAAATGATGGATATACGGGCATAGAATTAACAACCCCTTATGAAGAATCGATATTGAATGAGTTAGATTTTAATCAGTCAGCAGATACATTCTTTATTTGCAGTGGTTTGCATCCTATTCATATCTTGCAAAGAGTTGGCAATCAATGGGAATTTAAACTGTTTGATTTGGTGGCACCACCATTTGACGATATCAATACAGATAGAACTTATAAAATAAAATATGTGCGTTCTAGTAACAAGGTCATATCTACTAAGGCCATGTTTAAAGAAGGTATGGTGGGACAAGTTATCAAGCTTAAGCATCGAATGCCAGCTGAAATAAAAAAGATGAACGGCAGAAGTGAATATATAAGTGATCCAGATGGTAGTGGAGTTAATGATTATGAAGAACCTGGATATGAATCTATGGACATCGGTAGTTATGCTGATGATACAGATAAAGAGTGGAAAATAGTAACTCATGGCACCTGGGGTGGAACTATTACAATACAAAAGAAAGATAGTACGGAGACTACAGCATGGGAAAACTATCGTCAATATAGCTCCGATAGAGATTATAATGTTACCGAAACGGGTAGTTTTAATAGGGGCACACAATTACGAATACAAAGCGAAATTACTAGTGGTGATGTTTCCATTGACTTCACAATAAAACCCTATGACCAATATGGATTGCTAGTTATTAGTCGATTCATTTCCCCTACAGAGGTTGAGGTGAAAGTATTAAAACCTGTAGGGAAAGAAACGGAGACATCAGAATGGCAACTTTCATCTTGGGGAAAAACAGTAGGCTATCCTAGAATGAGCACTTTTTTCCAAGATAGACTAGTATTGGGTGGTTCGAAATCAAATCCCTATAAGTTGTGGTTTAGTCGTACAGGTGATTATCCTAATTTTGAAGTGGAAAAAGCAGATGGAAATGTAACAGATGATAGTGCTATTACATTAGGGCTTATAAGTCGTGCTGCTTTTAATATTGTACATATGATATCAGCACAAGATTTAATCATACTAACCGATGGGAACGAATGGATTATCAGTGGTTCAGAAGCCATTAAACCATCAAAAGTTGTACCACGTTCACAGACTCAACATGGGGCATCAAACTGTGAACCACAATATATAGGGAATCGTTTAATTTATGTGCAAAAAAGGTCTTCATCGGTACGTGACATGGGATATACCTATGAATCGGATAACTATAATGGAATTGATTTAACATTATTGGCCAAACATTTAGTAAATCAACATAGTTTGTTGGATAGCACTTTTGCCCAACAACCAGATAGCATTTTGTATTATGTACGTGACGATGGTAAGCTAATTGCTTTAACGATCATTAAAGAGCAAGATGTCACTGGGTGGGCTCACCATGAAACAAAAGGTGGAGTATTTGAAACTATTTGTTCTGTAGCAAATGGTAATGAAGATAGTGTGTATGCAGTAGTGAAGCGAACTGTATTAGGACAAGAAAAACGATATATTGAACGATTAGATAGTCCAGTAGATAGTAATGATGTATCTAGTTATACTACGTTAGATTGCTCTATTGCTATTACGGACAATACTCAAACCAGTATACGAATAGAACACCTCAAAGGAATGGATGTAGTGCTATTACTCAATCATTCTGATGTACACCAGGTGCAAGTAGGTCAAGATGGAACAGTAACACTGCCTTACGTAGCAAAAGATATTGCCATTGGTATTCCTATTGAATGTAAAATTGTATTACCACAGGTGTATATGGATATGAAAGACGGAACACTCCAATCTAGGACGGTACGAAGTAATAGTATGATATTACGACTTCGAAATAGCCGTGGAGGAAAAGTAGGAGTTACCTTCAATAGAGGGATGGATTTAATCGGTGATGCCAGTCTTATACAAAATGGTAGCACTATGTATACGGGAGATGTAAATATTAATATCCCAACACAGGGGAAAGGATATGCTACAGATGCAAGCGTATGTATATTACACGATGATCCATTTCCTTTTAACCTATTATCTGTTGTACGAGATGTTTCTATCGGAGGAGGTACGATTGCAAGGTACAATAATAAAACGCAGTGGTAAGGCGAATGATAAGCGACTCTTAGGAGACTTGGTAGAGTTAGCGAAACGTCTACGAATAATTGATGTTATAGAATGTATGGCTATGGGAGCAGAAGATGCCACCCATGGCCTTTTATTATCTACAGCATGCAGTGCGCAATGGTGGATAGAATACGAATGTATAGCTGGAGTAGAGTCGCCTATATGGGCCTATGGAATAGGAGATGAATACCACACAGGGTTAGGATACTGCATATGGTTTCTAGGGAGTCAACGATTACAGGAAAGTAAAAATTGCCAACGCTATTTCTTAGAGGAAAGTAAACGAATTATTAATGAATGGCAACAGCAAGGATCCTTATGGAATTGTATATCCAAGGATAATAAAGCATCTATACGTTGGTTACGATGGTTAGGCGCTACATTTATAGAAGGAGTCAATTTACCAGAGGGATTTCTATTGTTTAGATTGCCAAAGAAAGGAAGTGAATAGTATGTGCATGCATCCTTTGGCTATGCTAGGGATACAAGCGATTAGTGGCATGATGGGGGCTAAGGCAGAAACTAAAGCACAAGTAGCTATGTACGAAAATCAAGCTAAACTAGCAGAATACAATACAAAGATGAGTGAACGAAAAGCAGAGCAAATTGCTGATAATGCGGGACGTGAACAAAAGAAACTAACGGAGAAAATGCGATTAGCATTAGGGCAAAATAGAAATGAAGCGGGTGCATCTAGTCTCATGTCTACGGGATCCGTAAAGGATGTGATGGATATTAGCCATGATTCGTATGTAGCAGACAGTTTGCAACTTTTACAGAACCAAAGAAACGATGTAGATTCACAAGCATTACAAACATGGAATTATAGGAATCAGGTGGCTAATGCGTATGCTGGAATACAAAGTGCTAAGCAAGCCGGAAGAATGAAAATGCTAGGCACCTTATTGAGTACAGCCGCCTCAGTACAATCGTATCTAGGCGATTATGGAAAGGTAATGAACCCAATAAGCACATCCTATATGAGTCCTACAAGAACATTTAGCCCAGGGGCAAGTGGCAATGCTAATCCTTATGGTTTTACATCGGCTGATAGTATGTTTAGTAACTTTACTACACCGAAAGGAATCATAAGCAATAAGGCGGTAGGTATGGGAACAGTTAAGCCTAACTACTTAGACCATATCTCAAGCGTTAAGAATTGGTGGAGATAACTATGAGATTAGAATCATATAATGAGCAAGTTAAACCGAATACAGGTCCTAGTGGTGGACTGCAAGGAAGTGGAAGTATAGAAGCCTATGGTGGGCAAATTGCTAGTGGTCTACAAGCCTTTCAAAAAGGTGTGAATGATCTATATAATGTGCAGTTAAAAAAGATAGATACTGAAATGAAACTGCAACAAATGAATGCGGAAACCGATTATAATAACCGCATTGCTGACCTTATGTACAACGATAAAACAGGACTTGCCTATACGACATTACAAGATGCCGCTAATTCCGCAGAGCGCTTTCGTCAAGAGGAAGCAAAGATACGTGAGGACATATCTTCAAAATTACAGTTTAAACGTTCTCAGCAAGGGTTTTTACAACATGCAGACCAATCGTGGTTACAGAATAATACAAAAATGGAAAGTCATGAGCGTGAACAAGGTGATAAGTATAGAGATGTATCTGTAGCAAACTTTATTACAAGTTCAGCAAAAGTGGCACAGTTAGGATATACCAAGATGGATATTGTTAAAAGCCAATTAGATAACGTTTATAAAAAGATTGATGAGATATATGGTTATGAAGGTGAAGAAGCTGTTCGTGCTAGAAAAGACAAAGCTACGGAAGAGTTGTTACAAGGCGTATTACATGTAGCAGGCACTGAAAAGAACAATCAAGCAATCGATGGAATTATTGAAGTGGCAAAAGATGCAGGAATGATGCCGGAAAAGTATAAAAAGTTTGAAGAAGTAGCGAAAGAGTTTAAGGTTAATGCTGTACTAGAAGATGAAGTTCATCTAAGAGATGTTCTAGCAAAAAATAACAATGATCCAAAAAAAGCAGCTTCGTATATGCTGGAAAAAGAAAACCCATATAGTAAGGGAAGTGGTGAATTTGAAGCACTTTCAAAAGCGCTAGCAATGCATGAAAGTAGCAATAATCCAAATGCAAGAAATCCAGAGTCTGGAGCGTATGGACTATACCAAATTATGCCAGCTAATTGGCCCGAATGGTCTAAACAAGCTGGAGTTGGAGATAAATCAATTACAGACCAAGATGCTTATAATAAGGTGTTTAATCATGTTTTTGGTGGATACTACAAAAAGTATGGCGTTGAAGGTGCATTAGTTGCTTGGTTTGCAGGAGAACAAAATGCCATTCGATGGGTGAATGGAGAACCAGATGCTATCGATGGAGATGGAAACCACTATTCTTGGGACAAGGAGAATAATGGTGGAGGTACATCAATCCGAAAATATGTAAATGCTATTAAGTCAGACATGGGAAACTATAATACCATGACAGACGGTGAAAAGGCAGATTTTCTTGCAAAAGCAGAGCAAAGATTTACACAGATACAAGCTAAAATAAAACGAGAACATGAAGAAGCGGTACGAAAGAAAGTAAGAGATATTACATTAATGGCAGATGAAATGGAAAAAAAGGGATCATCTCCAGGGGAGATTGCAGAGGCAGTTAGTAGTGCTGCTTCAGATGATCCAGATGTAAAAGTAGCTGTATTAGGAATAGCAAAAAGTTATAGGCGACAACAAGAAACATTAAATGCAAGAGCGATGCAGGCAGGGCCAGAGAACGAGGCGATGATAATGGAAGCTGTATTAGGAAATGCAAGTTGGGAAGATATTAATAAGATGATAGAAGAGTCTGGACTACATTTTAGGCCGGAGTTTATGAGTCAAGTAAATAAGCTTATGCAACATAAAGAAAATGCAACCGGACCTTTTGATCCACATATCGGGGGGTACAAGAAAATAGTGCAGGATAAATTGGGTTATTCCAATAGTGATATGGAGAAACTATGGTTAGGAGCTAAGCTAGAAGCATCAGCGTTTAGAAACGATTTCTATGAAAACAATGGACGGTATCCATCGGATGTGGAAATGGTAGATGCTTTAGTAGAGGCCATAAAACAAAGGGAGTATACATATGTAAGAAACTGGGCGCCAGATGTTCATGCCAATGTTAGTAGAACTCAAGCAAGAGCCTATGGTGGTGATGATCATAAATTAGAGCAAGGTGATGATGGTGGATATTATGTAGACATATACAAAGATGGAAAAATTATTAGATCTATTGATGTGGATACATGGAATAGAGAGCATGCTATCAACAGTGGTGATGATGACTACGAAGGAGACGAATGATGGAAGGAAGCCATAGAATTACAGCAGAAGATGTTAGAAGAGGTGGATTTAGACACTATAATGTACCAAGGTATGTAAAAGAGTTTGGACATGTAGATGATGAAAAAGAAAGGAATATGTCCTTTGGGGATCGTTTAGATAGTTTATTTGAAAACTCTAATAGTACATTATCCAAGGCATATAGAAAGATAGCCTATAATGATGCGGACTGGTCACAAGATGCCATAGAGATAGGTAAAACATTAGACATCTCACCTAATGTGCTTATTAATGGTGGACATGATGTTATTGAACGAGCCAGGGAAATGAGTATTAGAAAAAACACATTACAAGATATGGAAGCGTTTAAAGCTGAGTATCCAGAGTTTTCCAATATTCAATACGGTAGTGAAGCAGAAGCCATAGAGCTATTAAAACATACAGAAAATGTTCGTCAAACAAGAGGTATATGGGATTCTATCCAACAAGGTATATGGAGTGGTAATGACCAATTATTACTAGCTAAGCAAGGTAGAGATTTGGCTTACGAAACAGATCCTAATAAAATTGTAGAGATAAACCATGAGATTGAACGATTGCAAAATAACCTTAGTCAATATAGGACAGAAGGAAGTGATTGGATAGAATCCATTGCAGGTGCTACAGCGCAACAAGGCGTAATAATGGGGCGACAAATTGCGTCTGCTGCCATGATAGAAGGGACAGCAGGTGCTATATTAGGAGCTAAAGCAGGTGTTATGGCTGGTGGAGCGGGAGCTATTCCAGGGGCTATTAGTGGATTTGGTACTGGGGTTACTTTGGGACTGGCTAGTGAAATTCAAAAAATGTCATTTGGTCAGAAATATTTAGATTTAATCGATAAAAAAGATGCTAATGGTAATCGAATTTATAGTAATGAGGAAGCTAAGATTCGTGCATCGGTATTTTCTCTTCCTGATGCAGCGATTGAAATGGTGGGACTAGGATTGGCTGTAAAAGCAATCAAAGCAGTTAAGCCTGGTGTATCTGTATTGACTAAGATGATAGAAAACCAAAGTAAAACTGCCATTATGAAAGAGGGTGTTATTTCTACAGCTAAGGAATCTTTCAAAGCTGGTTTAAAATCTAGTGGTAGTGAGTTACTAGAAGAAGGATTACAGGATATCAATGATAAGGTACAGACCAATCTGTGGGGCAAACAAGGGGATGTACATTATAGTTTAGCAGATATCGGTATAGGGTCTATTAATGCCATGATAGATGCAGTGCCAGCCGTTGTTGGTCTTGGTATATTAGGTGGACTTGGTGGTACAGAACACACCATACATCAGTTTCGAGCCTTTCACAGGTTGAGTCCTGAGCAACAAGATATGGTCGTACAGTCTGATATTAATCAGAGAGGTAATCAAGTAGTTAGTGCGCTAATTAAAGAAAGTCAAGTGAATCCGTTGGCACAAAAGAACCCTGAGTTATTTGCTAAAACTATTCAAGCCACAGCAGATAAGCAAGGCATTGGTACGGTATATATTAATGCTCATGAATTAGTAGACACCCAACAGGGGCAAGAAGCGATTCAAAGTTTAATTAACTCTGGCATTGTGACACGAGAAGAAGCTACAAAAGCCATTGAACATGAAGCAGCTTTACCCGTGCCTATTAGCCAATTTGCACAGCTTAACACAGAAATAACAGAGGATACTGTTAAAGCGTTGGAAAAGGCTACTTTTTATACGGAAGGTGGCATGTCTGTAGCAAGTATAGAGCAAGCGGTCAAAGGGGCAAAAGCCTATCAAGAACATTTTGCAGGAGAGCATGCTAAAAAGATAGAAGCCGTTAAGGAAGATATCATGAAGGAGTTCTCCGATCATAGTGATAGAGAAAGAACCCTAGCTGAAATGGTTGTATCAAGTGATCCGTACCATATCAAACAGGTCTTTAATGATATGTATAACCAGATGGAAGAAACCTATCGAGAGACCTATCACGATGAGCATAAGGCATTGGAGTATGATAAGGAAGGTCCTAAACCTCAGTGGTATGATGACCATGTAGCTATGCACCATCGAGCACCTAGCTATAAGGACCGTAGACGGATTGCCTTTGAGCATGGTAAGAAACAACTATCCCAAGAGTATGCTGATGTCATGAGTGATAGTGCTATGGAAACCGCCATGAATCGTTATAACGAAATGGAAGAAGCATTACAAGACCTAGAAGCTATGGATAGTATCAAAGATACTTTGTTCAAAATTGCAGATAGTGATGTCCATGTTCGCTCTAACTTATCTGACGAAGGATACCAAATCTATAAAGATTTAGTAGGAGAATTAAAAAAAGGCAACCCTGCTGTTGCTAGTCAAGCAAAAGAGGGTGCCTTAGTGATGGCAATGCATGCAGATGTCATGGCCAATATTATGAGGAAAGCTGGATATGGTCATTTCACAGCAAAAGATTACATGGAACGTGTTCAAATAGAATCTAATGCTAAAGAAGTGGCAGGAAGCGGATACGCACAACCTATGAATAAGGATGTGGATGTAGACACTCCCATTAGAATTATCGACGTTACTCCACTCTTTAATAAGAATAATTTGAACCTCGATAAAAAGAGTATCATAGAGCAACTAAAGAATACGTTTAAAGAGGGAAAATTAAGTGCAGATAATAAAGCTGTATTAGGGATCCCTAATAGTCTCAAACGTCGCCATTTAGTGTGGAATCAAATCAAAGGAAATCAAATGAAAAAAGCATTTGATATAAGTCTACTCACACTAGATGAACTCGTAAAGAGCAGTATTCTGATAGAATCTGTTAAGAATCAGAAAAAGGATAAAAATATAGAAAAAGGTAAGGTAGAAAATTATCATTATTTTTATGTGCCTATGAGGGTTGGTAATTATGTATATACCATGAAAATTGTTGGGGAAGAACAACAAAATGAAATTACACTTAATCCTACTAAGATAGATTTATATTCGATTATACCAACAAAAAAAGAGAGCACCCCTCACTTGCACGATGGCAAGATAAATGGAGCGAGCTCTCTTTTTAATACATTTACTATACGAGATATGCTAAAAGATGTCAAGGATTATGAAGGGAATAACTATATTGATGAGGAAGGTAATCCTAACTACTATGCACAAAAGGCAGATGATACTATGGGTGCTCTTAAGGATAGCCGACCTGAATGGGAAGTAAAACTAGAGCAAGATAGTATTGCCTGGAATTCCGTAATGGATCGCTATAAGGATGGGAATATACCAAACAGAGACGTTAGGCTCATGAGTACACCGATTGTGTTACAAATGTTAGGCTTTTCAGCGCATGATATAGAAATAACACCTTCTGTATTAGCGAAGGTGTTAAAAGGGAAGCATGCAGATTCTATTGATACGGAAGTGTTAAAAGATTTACCTAGAGCCATTGCTAATCCTGTGGCAATTTTTAGAAACTATGATGGAGAAAAACGAGAATACATTGATAATCAAGTTGTTATTGTAGTTGCATTAGAAGATAAAAAAGGGAATAGTATTCAAATTCCATTAATCTTTGACACCTATAAAAATAAGAATAAAGTTCATAGAATCAAATCTATTTTTGGTAGAGAATCTATTGATTGGTATGTAACAAATTTAAGAAAGAATGCTCTATTATATTATGATAAAAAAAGACCAACTTATCGGGCAACGGGGCAATATGGGGCCCCAACCAGGACAAGTTGGTCTATTTATGACTCAAGTGTACAACAGGATACAGAAAATAGCAAGGGAAATTTTGAAGATTATGAACAAAAAAAGACCAATCTATCGGACAACGGGGCAAGATACGCCCCAATCTCGTTAGATTGGTCTAATATAGTCCTTATTATAGAACAACATTTACAAAAAAGCAATGAAAAAGTGTTGACTAGTGAAGATTTAGATAAGGCACGTGCAGCGCAACAAGATAGATATTATCAAGCTGAGGAAAGTTCGAAATACAGAGGATTAACCACAGTGTATCCAGAAGAACTTGGGAGTAAACGGCTCATACAATTATTCGATGCCGCTAATTTTTCTACCTTTATCCATGAAAGTGGTCATCTCTTTTTAGAAGACTTGCGTATGCTTGCCACAATGGATGGTGCTCCTAAACAAGTAGTAGAGGATTGGAATACCATTAAAGAGTGGAGTGGATGGTCAGATACAGAAGGAGCTAATAATACAGAAGCACATGAGAAATTCGCTACAGGGTTTGAGGCCTATATTCGTGAAGGAAAAGCACCAACAAAAGTATTAGAACGTATATTCCGTCGTTTTAAAGAATGGCTCAGTGCTTTATATAAAAGTGTGACACTCCTAGGTGGATTACCACCTAAAGAAGTGCAAGATGTCATGGCACGAATGCTTGCAACGGAAGAGGATATTAATTCCTATATTACACAACAGGGATTAGATAGCTTTGAAAGAACGGGACTATATCAATCTTTCACAGAAGAAAAGCAAGTAGAATGGCAAGAAAAACTCGATCGCATTCGAGAAAAAGCAAAAGAAAAAGTGCTAACTACGTATATGAAAGAGTTGGCCAATACAAAACTAGAAGAGTTTGAAGCATCTATTCCAGAACTAGAAGAAATGTTGCAGCGACAATTAGTAGAACAATATCCAGTGTATCAAGCAAGAGTACGTTTTGATGCCTTTGGTGTAGCTGGACTAGAAGGGACACCTTACCATAGCGAACAGGCTCTTATAGACGGGGAAGTTAACGATGGTATAGGATCTATGAAGGAAGTGGTGGCTAAGGAGATACAATCTAAGCGTGATGAAGTAGAGCGATTTACGCATGATTATGAAGCGGTTAAAAGGATGGCAGAAGAGTATTTGCTTACCACAGAGGGAATGCAACGAATTACTATCTATGAAGCAGAAGCCATTCGTAAAGATACGAATAAAGCAGTAGCAAAACATTTTGAGCTTATTAGCGCTTTAGGAGACATCGATGTCAATGATCCATCCTCTATTGAACGTGTAGCATCTGCTATAGAGGATGATAAGGTACAAAAGAAAGTTCGGAAATTACAAGAAAAAGATTCAACACAGCAAGGTCAAGAAATAAAAAAACTACAAGAAGAGTTACAAACAGGTATTAGCAATATGAGAGCCTTACGTGGGTTATCCTTATGGAGTACAGAAGATATGATGGAGAAAGCCCATAATGCCTTGCGCACTATGACAATCCCACAGGCTACTTCATTTAAAACGTACCAAAATAAAAGTGCTAGCTCTGCAAGAAAGGCAGATATTGCTATTTCAAAGGGGCAAATGGATGAAGCCTTTCATCATAAGCAACAGCAGTTATATTATCAAGCTATGGCACGTGCAGCCTATGATAATTTACGTGAGGTGGAAACGTTAGAAAGGGATTTAAAGAAAAAGTACCAAAGCATTTCACAACCTAAATCACCTAAACGGATTCACTCTTCTGCTAGATACTTTATTCAACATATGATGTATCAATTAAATTTAGTCAACCGTGATGGCATAGAACCATCTAAAGGGTTTACTATTGGAGACGTACTATTGTTACTAGATCCTGATGCAGAGTTCCAGGATAAAGCAGAAACCAAGATGACATTAGACCCATGGATTATGGAGTTATTAGAAAAGCCAAAATCATGGAAACAGTTAACGTTTGACCAATTACTAGATATGGGGCAATTACTAAAAGCAGTTTACACACAAGGTGCACAACAGTATGAAGGTGTAAGTATCCTAAATGAACAAGGCGAAAGTATCTCGTTTGAAGATGCTGGCGCAGAGCTCATCATTGAAGGTAGTAAGCGATTACAATCAAATAACAAGGATTTACTAACGCAAGCTAATCAGCAAGGATTTTTCGGACGGTTACAAGATACATTCTCTGGGTATATGTTAAGCCTGGTAAAAGTAGAAACCATACTTCGTCGTTACGATGATGATAAGGCTGGTGTATGGAATCGTTATATCTACGAACCAATTAATAGAGCCACTGTAAAAGGTAAGGAAATGTTAGAAGATGCCACTCGTAATTTACAACAAGTGATGAAAGTGTACGAGAAAAAAGAGCTATTTCATATTAGAACAGAACGTATGTATAACATTGGCACCGTGTATAGCATGACGAAAGAGCAGGTATTAGCCTTGGCTTTAAACTGGGGGACAAAAAATAATCGGCAACGTGTTATTGAAACGGTAGGGTTAAGTGACCAGGAAGAAGCAGAAGTTCTAATAGATAAAGCATTCAGTGAGTTCTTGGATGATAAAGATTGGGATTTTGTGGAAAAAACATGGGAACTTATTAATTCTTATTATGCAGAACGTAGCGCCGTTCAAGAGCGATTATATGGTTCACCTATGCACAAAGAAAGAGGTGTGACTTTCACCATTAATGGGCGCAAGATTCGTGGACAATATTATCCTATTGTATATGATCCGACTGTAGATGGTGCTGCTAAGGATTATGAAGTAGAAGATATTATAAAATCACAAATGTCATCTAGCGCTGTATGGGGTATGGGTATGAGTGCCACCAAAAGCCGTGTACAGTTAGTGAAAGGGAAAAAGCTACTACTATCCTTTGATGTGATTCCTCGTGCTATTGATGAAGCGATTAATCATATTAGCATGCGTGAAGCGGCTACGGATGTGAATCGTTTATTAAATAATCGGGCACTCAGTGACTATATTGTTCGTACGACAGGTGTAGAAACATTACAAATGTTGAAGACCTGGGTGCGAGATAATTGGCAGAGTGAGATTAGTAAATCTTCACGGTTAGATAGAGTATTGCAAGATTTAAGACGAAACACCTCTATGGCTATTATGTCCTATAGGACGAGTACAGCATTGCTTAATGTATTGAATGTGATTCCGATGACAAAAGAAATTGGCTTGCTAAATACAGTCCGAGCAATTACAGAGTTTATGGGATACCCTTTATCCGATAGATATGTATCAAACCGAAAATTCGTTATGGAGCGAAGTATCTTTTTACGTGAGCGTATACATACGCTAGATCATGATTTACATGAAGGGTTAAGTATTAGCGGTAAAGGTATGACCTTCTTTCCTAATAGTGACATTGGGCGAAGAATATCTGAAACCAAGCACATGACAAAAGAGGTACGAGATACGATTAGTCGGTATGGATATGTATTTATCACGGAAACAGATTTAATGTTGTCTATGCCGTTATGGAAGTTTGCGTATGAGCAGAAAGTAGCGGAGCTATTGCCTAAGGGGTTAGATCAAGAATATATTGAAGCGGAAGCTATATCAGCGGCGGATAGACAAGTTCGTAGAGTGTTTGGTTCAGGGGATACGAAAGACTCTGTAGAGTTACAACGAAAGAAAAATAGTCTAGTAGCTCTTTTTACACCGTTTTATACGTATGCCAATACAGTTTTAAATGCATTGGTAGAAGGTGGTTATGCAGCTGTGGACAAACAAGACTATATGAAACTCTTTAACCATATCCTATTCTGGGTAGTATTACAGAATATGTCAGAGGCTTTATTACGGTCTACATGGTCTGGTGATGACGATGATGCAGAAAGCCTTTTGAAAAAAATGTTATCGTCAGTGGTTACAGGATCGTTTGTAGGTTTCCCAATACTTAGAGATGGTGTTTCCTTAGCTATGGATATGGCTATGGGTAAACCTAGTATGAGTAAGGGAAATGAAACTGTTGCACTTAGTCTAATGCCAAAATTATTAGAGTTGTATAGAAACGTGAAAAGCAGTAAAAAATCTTGGATTGATGTGATGCGGTCAACAAGCCAGGTGAGCAATCGACTTACAGGGTTTAGTGATACCTTTACCGATGGTTTTTGGACGCTGGCAAAATGGTCATTTTCTAATACAGAAGCTACACTAAGGGATTTAATCACTGCTATTGCATTTGATAAGAATCTTCGAAGTCGTGAGGAAAAAAGAAAATAGTAATTAGGAGCTATCTATCGTGGGTAGCTTCTTTTATATGTAAAGATACAGTAGAAAGGAGACACACATGGTTAATGATGAAAGAGTCAGTATTATGTACGAAGGGGATGGTCAGAACAAGACCTTTGCATACCCGTACTCGTTCACAAGGAAAGAGGACATTGTAGGTTACATCATCAGTAATGGGAAAACAACACGAATTTCTACGAATTTTGAGTTTAATCCTACTACTAAGCAATACACGTATCCAAAGAATGGTACTCCACTTGCAAGGAATGAAAGTGTATTGCTTACTAGGGAAACTCCACGGAACAATACATTACAGTTGCCTAATGAACCAATTTATACAGCATTACAAGGGCAATTAGATAAGATTGTTCGTATGATACAGGAATTAGGTAGTCATCATAAAGGTATACCACTACAAGTGTTATCAGAACAGTTTGATACTGTGATTCCGACACAAATAGGAAACGCCTATTTACGTATCAACCGTGAAAGAAATGCAATTGAACTTGTAGAAAATCCATTTGATGGAGTGGAACGTATTACAAGTGAAGTCACCTCTACTAAAGCTAATATTGATAGAATTAAAGCGCAAATAGATGGAATCCATACAGAATCACTGACAATGTATGGGGAAATTAAAGAAAAGCTTAGTCGAGTAGATAGAGATACTGAAACATTGAAGGAAAGAGCCAAGCAAGAAATACGATCTACACAGCAGACCGTGTTACAAAGCTTAGAGCAAGTAGAAAGTGATATTACAAGACGATTAAAAAATAGTGATATCTTACAAAGTGTAGGAGCTGTAGAAACTAAAGCACGAGAAATAAAGGGTTATGTCGGAACTATGGAAAACTCCATAGCAGAATTACGTAATATACAATCCTCTACTATAGCTACTAAAGAAGAGATTAATCAATTAAAAGCAAGTGTTATTGAAAAGGCAAGCGCTGCTGAAGGTCATGCACACAATTTAGAACAAGCTATAGAAGAAGTAAAGGGTATATCTAATGGGATTCAAAGCATGCAACAATCGATTCTTGATAAGAATAGAGAAGCTGAATCGATGAGAGATACTGTGAATCAGCTATTACAGGAATATAAAAGTTATGCTGCCACTACTGTAAGAGATATGCAAGGATATGTGTCTAGTGCTACATCAGAGGTGCAGAAAGCCAAGGAATGGGCCAACAAAGCTGGAGCAGCCAAAACTGGTAACTGGGTAACGCAAGAAGATCTACAAAGTAAAATTAATAATTGGGTAACAAAAGAAGAATTTCAAAGTAAAATTGGAAATTGTGTAACACAAACAGATCTACAAAGCAAAATAACTAACTGGGTGACAAAAGGTGAACTACAAACGATTCAAACGAATATAAAAAATGATATAAATCGTGAATTGATTGCACCCTTAAAAGGAACTATTAAAAACGATATTGAGCGTGAGTTAATTTCTCCATTACAAACATCTTTTGAAGAAGAGAAAAGAAAAGTAAGTGATATAAATAATTCTATTACCACTAAAATTAGTGAACACAATACAGATACAAACGCACATAACCTAAATAAATACATGAGTATGAAACCGTTGCCTACTGGTATCAACGATTGGAATAATCTCACAGATACTGGAATGTATGAAGCAACAGCTAGTATGTGGGGATGGGGAAATGCACCAAATTCTAGTCGGGTTTACTACTATGGTGTAGTACAAGTTATCAAAAGTGATACTAATAAGATTACACAGGTATTCTACTCCTATGGTGCCAATAATAAACCTTGTAATATTTGCCATCGAACGTTCTATAACGCATGGGGTGCATGGCACTACTACGGAGATTATGATGCAACAGTTACGGATATAACAAAACATAATGAAGGCTTGACTATTACAAAAGGTGATACAGCTAGTTTATTAAAATTATTTACTACCAATAAGGAAGATACAAATACAAGTCTTGCTCCCACATTGGCAGTGGTGAAAGAACTGTTAGGAAGTGCAAATGTAGATATTACAGGGTTATTAAAAAGTAAAGGTGTTCGGTACGATTTTTCTCAAAGTACAGGATGGTATATTAAGCTAGGAGAAATCTTTGATAACTTGATAATCCAAGGAGGGGTTACAAGTCCAACATCTCCATTTGATAATGAGGGCAGTATGGATATCACATTTCCAATTACATTTACAACTCCCCCATTTTTCTTAACAACGAGTCGACTTCAAGACCGAAAAATGAATGAAGCTACTCAATTACAAATCAACTATAACAGAATTAGTACTAGTGGTTTTACCTCCCAGTATTTTTCAAAATATAATAATGAAATTCGAGTTAAATTGGCATACATAGCAATAGGTAAATAAAAGAGGAACATCAATGAACAACGAATATATTTTTGTCTTAGATACAAAGGGGTTACGAGTAACCTCTTTTTTAATTGGACTACATGCAGATACCGAGGAATCATGCATGCAGTTAGCACAAACACTATATCCTAATCATACGTACTTAGTAGGTAATCAAGATATGCAAAACGAGTTCGTATCAAATAATAAATGCTACATCAACGGTAAGTTTATTGATTATGTACCCGAACCCGTAGCCCCTACTAAGGCAGAACGTATTGCAGAAATTAAAGCCTACTATGACAAACGTTTTGAAACATTAGAACAAACACTAGCAAGACGTACATTGAGTGGTGCTAGTGTAGCAGATTTACAAGAGCAATATAAGAAACTCACACAGGAAATGGTTACAAAGATTAAGGAGGTAAAGTAAATGGATAACTACGAAGTACACTCAGATATTCCAGTAATGCATTTTTGTGAATGGTGTTATGCAACACTTAATCAAGACGGTACTTGCCCTACTGAGGGATGCATTCACAACGATTTAATGAATATGGAAGACAAGAAAGACGAATAATATTGTCTTAAGAGAGATGGTAGGAGTGATTATGAACAGAGCTAGAGATAAACCAGATCTGATAAGTTTTATTGTTTAAGTGTATTAAAAGGTAAAATGGTATACGATATGGGATTTTTAGAATCTCTACGAGATATTCTAGTAGAGTCGTGGATTATAAAGGTGGGGCTATCTTTCATGGGTAGTACAGCTATATGGCTAATGAATTTAAAACACGTTCAAGTGCTGGGCGTGTTTATTTTATTAGTCGTATTTGATTTGCTGACTAGATGGGGAGCGATCGCCTATCAGATGTTAGTGGAAGCGGGAGCAGATAAAGAAAGTATATCTGCTTGGGATAAGTATGTAGCAATCATTCCAGCTTTTGAAAAGGGATTAATTTCATCAAAACATATGAGAAAACCCTTTGTGACAAAGGTAATGACCTATGTATTTGCCACAGCCATAGGTTGGTGCTTTGATTTTATGGCAGGGAAAGAAGCCTTTGTAGTTAATTTAGTTTGGTTATATTTAGCTTCAGCAGAATTTTTAAGTGTACTAGAAAATATGCGTGATGGTGGAAATGTAATGATGGGAAAGTTTTTAGATACCATCAGAGACATGATTGAAAGTAAGTTCAAATTTAAGTTATAAGGAGATATATATGAAAATTGGAAATTATTTTGAGGATTATGAATTTGCCTGTAAATGTCATCGACATAATGTAGTAGATGGGAAAAATGTGTTAGATCATGTTATTGACAAACGTTTAGTAGATGTATTGGATAAAATCCGAGAACGTGTAGGACGACCAGTATATATCGAAAGTGGATATCGTTGTGAAGACCACAATCGTGAGGTAGGTGGAGTGCCTAACTCTCAACATGTATTAGGAACAGCTGCTGACATTACCGTGGACGATATTAGTGTTGATGAATTAGCAGATATTGCAAAAGAGTGTGGTGCAGATGGTGTTGGCAGATATTATGGACTACAATTTGTACACATTGATGTCCGAGGTTATGATGCGGAATGGGAGCAATATTAGGAGGTTGAAATGTATGGAACTATTCTTTCATGGATTAAGAAACACACGATTATGTTTGCTATTGGCTTTGGTAGTATTATCTGTGCCCTGCTATACATTTGCGGAACAGGGAGTGACATTAACACAAAGCGAATACAAGATGCTCAGCAAGAACTTAGACGAGCTCAATACAATCAACAAGAAGCAAGCAAAATCAATCGAGAGGTTAGAGATGCAGTTGAACGTAGCGAAGTTATCAACGAACGAATCGAAAGTAGCATTACTAGAAGCGAAGCAGCTACTAGAAGAACAGAGGGAGCAGTTGAGAGCATCCAAGGAGAAATTAAATCTACAAGAGCAGAAATTGACAGAGCAGCAAATCTCATTGGAGAAAGCCAATCTATACTTAGAAGAGCAGAAGGAAGAAATAAAGAAGTACAAGAAAAATAGTCAAAAGCACCGATTTATTGAGGTGCTTTTATTAGGTGGACTAGCCTATAAAATGTTTCGGTAACGTATAAAAAATAATTAATAACATTATCAATAAAAACTATTTTTGGGAACGGTTGCACAACCGTTGCACAACCTTTTTTATAAAAATGGCTTAATATCAATGGTTTACGGAAATATGTGCGTTATGTGTACCACAATGCCATCATGGATGTGGAAGAATAAATAGTATGAAAAAAGCACTCTCTTGGCGGGGAGTGCTTTGTGTATGTAGTAGACTATTTTTTTTGATTTTGAAGTTTATTTAACTTTTTTTCAATTTGCTTTATACTTTCAGTTGGAGTAGGGAGATTTTCTGGCATTGTGCCTCCAAGCTGCTTTATTGTAGCTCGTACAGTTGCTCCAACCTCATAATGGGTACGATTTGCGTTTTCTTTACCAATAATATTTTCGCGTCTTAATTTTTCGTCGGTTTGTGTAGCTCTAAATAAATTGGCAGCCAATTCTGTACTACCCATATGATCTAGAATTTTCTGAGATTTTTTTAGACCTTTTTTGGCGTGTATGTCTTTTTGTGTTAAGCCACCATATAAACCTTTATATCCTTCGTTTTGAAAAATAGCATAATCTCTTTGTTCAGTTATACCGGCTTGGTTGGCGGCTTCAGCTAGTGAAGCATTATGTTGTCTTAATTCATGACGAATTGATAGACGTCTAGTATCCTCTGTTCCTTGGTAAAACTCCTCATATAGTTCTTGCTCTCTTGTTTTAATAGCAAAATAGCTTTGAGCAAGAGCTATTTCTTCTTTTTTGGGGTCTCCATTTTGTGCGATAAGATAACAGGCATATCTGCTTAATACAATATCTTGTATAGGACGTGTTAGGTTAGCACCAACATGTGCCAATTTGTTGACCTTAACAAATTCGGATGAAACGGCATAACCACTCACCTCGCAAGCAATTTTTGCTTTTTCTATGATTTTGTAAAAATTACGCCATTCTTTATAGCCTAATACTTTTTGTAAGTCACGAGCATACCAAAACTCAATACCTGTTTCTGAAACATGTTTAATATTATTAAAAACAGAGTTATTGTCAATTTCCAAAAACACAAATATCACCTCTAAACAAAAACTCACCAACTACCTAAAGTATATCACTTTGAAAATAAAATACAACGAGTTACTATAAAAATCTACCATTCCATGCTATACTATAAACAAGTAAATATTTTAGATTTGCAAG